GAATCCGAAATCTATGAACCTCCAGCGTTTCTTTACCCAGAAGGGGATTTCAGGCACCAGCTTGTACTCGAATATCAAGCCCTCAATCTTGGCGCGTTCACCGAGGCCGTAAATCTTCCACTTGCGGATGTCAACCGTACCGTTCTGATAGTTATATTCAGTCGGCTCGTAAGAGAGAATCTTGCGCCTCATGTTCTCAGGTATCATCGGATTGTCAAGCATCGTGGAGTGGTCGAAATAACAATCCTCACGGCTACATACCTTATCATATATCCAATGCTTCTCTGCAGTCGGGTTGTAGTCCAGTACCGCGAACTCTGCGCAACGCTGCTCCAGCTGGTCGAAGTCATCATTGGAAGCCTCCATAGCCTCATTTATCCAGAAGATGTCACAGGTAAGTCCGTGCAATCTCTGAACGTCATCGAGGCCGACGAACTCAAAGACAGTGTTCTTTATCCTTACTATATGAAGGGAGTTGTTTACATGAACCTGCCCCAGCAATCCCATCTGAGTGTATATCTGCTCGAAGTCGTGCCATACGGTAGCATAGAGCCACGTTCCCTTCTTACGGGATATGACGATACGTCGGTGTTTCTCGCTCTGCAAGGCCATGACGATGAAATACTGGATAAGGGAATACGTCTTCGATGAACGCGAACCGCCCTCAAAGACATACACATGGAACCGACCGCTGGCATGTGCCTGGCTCATCCTGTGGAATATCGGTGTTACCTTAACCTCCAGCCTCATCTATATCGCCTTTCTTTTCTGATTGCCGTTTCTCTTGGAGGTCTAAGTCAGACTTGCTGTTATAGACCACCTGTATATCAATGCCAGTGACATCGTTGTCCTTTCCTGCATTCTCTTCATGGCGCATAAGGTCACGGTGTCGCCATTCGGGGTCATGGTGATGGAGCCAAGAGGCAACCATCTGAGGTGCTGGGGCGCAACGCTGCTCACTCTCCATGACTATCTGCTTATCCATATTGGCATACCAGCCAGTACCACCGCACTTCTCGCAATGTTCATCCTTACCCTTGCAGGAACAACGGACACGGGCATATCTCGTTACTTTGGAAGATGATGTGGCTTGACCAAGGGCAAGCTGGAGGAACTGACCGCGAACGGCCACATTGATTTTATCTCGCGCACGCGCTAAAACTCGACCCAGACGCTCTGAACGTGTCTTGTTTTCCTCTTCCGTCCATTTGTCGTACTTGCCGTTCTTCATCCGTCCGAAGGTCGTAGGGTTGAGTAACGGGAAGTCAGGCCAAACGTCACCTGGGTAGCTGCTTCTTTGTTCTCCTGATAGGTCTTCAAGCCCATACGCTATTTCGGCATCGGTATATCCTCTTGATGCAAGCTCTCCGACTGCATCATAGAAATCTTGGCTGTCGTAGTCGTATTTGGGTTTGAAAGACATAGTATCATAGTTTTATATGGTTTTACATCATTTCGTTGAGTTTCGCCATCAGTTCCTCGCCTTTGACATATTTGGTGTTCTGAGCGTCGAAGCCGAACATCTCGCAGAATCCCACCATATTCTCGAAGGTGGAGAATGATACGGTGATAAACGCCTGCTCATCCTGCTGGCGGTTAAAGGCAAGCTCGCGCTGGTGCTGCTTCTTTGCCCTTATCTGTTCACGGGTCTCTGGCTGTTTGCTTACAGCCGGACGTGGAGCGATAAGCCCGTCAAGGGATGTGATGGTGGTCTTTACGCTGTTGCTGACGGCTTTAGCAATGGAACTCATCTTCGCAAATTCCTCGTTGGATAGACCTGCAGCTCTGTAGTCTATATCTCCCACATAGCGAGATACGAGGTTATAGTCTGCCTTTGTATTGCCGAGAGCCATGTACGTCATCTGCTCCTTTTCGGTCTTCTCGTCGAGGTGTACGACCTCCAGCTTCACGTCGTAGTCGGTGGCAGGCGTGCCGTCATACTTGTAGTAAGAATCCATCGCCTGAATACGTCGGTGGCCGTCGATGAGGTTGCCAGTGACCTCATTCCACACGATACCACCCATATAGCCAACCTTCTGCAAGTTGAGCTTCTGAAAGCGTATCTTGTCATCGGTGTGCCGTTTTGGATTGAGCGGATTGAGCCGTATCTGTGACCTCTTGATGGTCTCTGTCCTACTTTCTGCGAGTTTCTTCATTGCCTTTGCTGGTTATATTCGTACTCAAATAACAGACGCTCCACGTCGGGGTACTCACTGATGACCTTTGCCAGATCATTCGGATAATGAGCTTTCAGATATAGCAGATAGTTGATGTCGCCTATATCGTCGCCCGAACTCTGAGCATGGTCGTACTTTTCGGGCTGCATGATGCCATTCTCAGCAATATAGGCCATAATATCCCTGTTGAGATATTCAGAAAGCGGATAGAACTTGAAAGACTTGTCGCTGATGGCACTCATGCGGTACGTTCTCAACATCAAACGTCGGTTCATGCTGTCGGACTGCTTGAATCCATAGCAAGCCCAATGAATGCCAGTGTGCTGCCTTATCATGTCCGTAAGGTCGCCTAAGTTGTACTGCTTCTGCTTTTTGTTTTGGGTGCATCCATAGTCACCGTTCTTGATGTAGCTATAAACGCAATAGTGAGGTACTTGATACCATTCGACGTTAGGGTATTGCGCTTGTGCGTATCTCAAAAAGACTTCGTTATGTTCAAGGTCTTTAACGACGTACATGAATACACACACAACGCGCTTGAAACGGGTATATAACAAGTCTAAAAGCGTCATACTATCCTTACCCGTAAGCGAGTGAAATAGTATAACGCTGTCAGTCTGTCGTGAGACTTCTTCGATAATAGCAACCGCCTTATCTAACATGGTCTATTAGTACCAAGTTGGCGAGTTACCTACACGGTTACGAAACCAAGCCTGCAAGCCTCTTGCGCCTGCTGAGTTGCCGTTCTGCATCAAACTTCTACGTCCTTCTGGCATAATCGTAAATCTTTAAGTTACTTAATATCTGAATTATTCTCAATAATGCGCCCAAGGTTGAACACGATAAACATGTAGTCATCGGGTGCATCTTCTATCTCAAATTCTTCTTTGAAGATGTCAAAGCAAGTCTTTTCTGCACTCTCGCCCAAGAAATCAGCCTTCACTTTCTTTGCCTGTCCTACGGTGAAAACAGTCCATCCGAAAAGCTCTACCAGGATATTCTCTTCGTGATACCAATCAAAGCGAATAGCGTCAAAGTGTATCGGTGTTGCCTTTGCACCATTGTCTAACTTGATGGTGTTGTCGCCTACGCCCTTAAAGTCTATCAGGCGCGAAACATAGAACGGTGTATATTCTCTGTACTCGCGTTTCTTCGTGCCTGCGACAATCTCACGGGCAAACTTCTTTTGCAGTATTAGTCTTAACTCTTTCATATCTCAATTCTCAATTTTCGGTGTAAAATTACTATCTCTTTTTCTTATTTGCAAGTGACTGAACGGGCAATCCGCGACAATTCTAAAGTGTCGCAAATTAGCCCGTTTCAGCACTCTAACAACTCATAAACAGATTATCTTAAACGTACATTATATTGTGTCTGAATCTATAGTCGTTTACGTATATCATAAAGCGCAAATTCGAGAAATAACAGCCTCTGAAACGCTCATAGTTGCCAAAGAGCTGCACGTCATCGCCCTGCATGAAAGCGAACTTTGAACTTGTATTTGCCAATACCTGCTTGATGGTATATCGCGCTTCATCGGACTTCAATCCGTATTCTGCTATATAAGGCAGAAAGATGTCTCTGAAAGCCGTTTCGCTGTCTGTCATATCTTTCTTTGGTCTGACGTTCAAGATGCCGTTGTGGGCAAACCAAACGCCTGTCTGATAATCATAGAACGGGTGGCAGTTGCTTCGTTTTACGCTGCCGTGTGTTGCCCAGCGAAAGTGCATGATGCAAGGCTCGTCTTTCTCTACGGACTTAATCTCTCGCATAAAGCTGGCGAAAGACAATCCTTTGTAGCTCTTTGTGGGTGTACAGAAACCGCAACCATCATGGTTAGCCTTGTACATCGCTTTCAATATCTCGTTTGTGGGCATGTCAACGCCCTTTGGTTTTACACATATTACACACATAGTCTTATGTCCTTTTTTAGTGGTTTATTTCGTCGCTGTTAGCGTTTTATCTCTCTCATGGGTAACTTATCGCCTTTGTCACTTTTGAAAGCCGTGCGCCCTTAATTTAGGGCTGCACGTCTCTCGATAAAGTATTGCTTCTCGCTACGTGTCAAGAAAGGTATCTCTTCGATGGTGGCTACATTGTCAGTCAATACGTTATTTTCGCTGTACTGCACCAACTTTGCCAAGAAAGAAATCCAATTTGAAATCTTCTCATATTCGGTCGTGCCTGAATGCTGTCTGAACTCAATGGTCTTATGTCTGAGGTAAGCGGTGGCGTTTACTTTACGGTAGCGTGTGCCACAGATATTGATAGCTTGCTCTTTGCTGTTAGCAAGGTCGAAACGCAAACCTGTAAGGCTCATGCAATAGCCGTTGTTATCACCTCTACGGCTGTTAGGCATGAAACTGTCAATAGCACTCTCTAACTTCTGATAGTTACGCAGAATGTTCAAGAAATGCGCGTCGCTGAATTTCTCTGCACCAATATGAACATGCAAGCCTGTTGAGCGGTTTACTCTTGCGCCTACGGCTGCAAGTGCATCACAAAGTGATTTGAGGCTGTTCAAGCCGTTGTTGCCTTTGAGGATAGGGCTTACCACCTCATTGCCCTCTCTGCCTATGATAGAGCCGTCAGAAACAATCTTATAATAAGCATGGCCATCGTCGTGGTTGTAACCCTCAGAATGAATGCTAAGACTTCTTGCCCCCCCCTCATTGATAAGGTTCTCACGGTTGCAGTTGTAGCATTCAATCTCAACGCCAAAGGTCAGCTGGCCAAAGGTGAAATTGTTACGGGTACGGGGTGCGCGCTTCGGCTTGTACATGTTAAGAATGACCTCGATGTCGAAATCAGTCAAACCTAACTTGACCAGGCTTTCAGTCTTCATGGCCTTTGTTGCCTTTGCGGTCATAATGTCGTTCACTTCTTCGTTCAAAGACTTCATCTGTGTCTTTGCCAAACGTGCTGCTCTGCGAGCTCTTGCAAGTTCTAACTCACGTGAAATGTTCTCGGGTCTTGAAATAATCTGTGTCATAATCTGTAAATTTTGAGTTGTTAATAATCTGTTTGTGACTGAATCACGGTGCAAATGTAGTACTTTTATATCACACTACCAAATAAAAAGTGATATTTCTTTATTTCTTTAACATTTTTTAGTGACACAAACGTATCACGTTTATATAATAATGTGTACCTTTGCACCAAACTTTTAGAAAATATGGCAAACAGAATTAAAGACGTTATCAAAGAGAAAGGCTACACTATCAAGAGCCTTGCAGAGAAAATGGGCATGGCGCGTGAAAGTCTATCGCGTATCATTGTCAGCCCTTCAACACCTACACTTGAAAAGCTGTCGAAAGAATTAGATGTACCTATCTGGCAGTTCTTCGCTTCACCATCTGAGGTTAGCATGACAACAACCGTATGCCCTCATTGTGGCAAAGAGATAAAAATCAAGGTCGAGTAAAAGATGCGAGATATTAGCAGAACAGCAAGCCG